ATGGCATTAGATCGATATCATTGTCATACATTGTTTTCAGTTGGGAATCACGGAACTCCTTTCTTACAAAAAGTAATTGAACTTGAGTACGATCCTAATACATGGTATGCATTTAATTCAAAACAGGTGCATACTGTAATAAATCTAGACGAAAAAGATAGATATCTACTTTCATATGTACTACCGGGAATTTTTTCCTACACAGATCTAAAATCTTGGTTAGTACAGCATACATATACTTCTCTGATGTAATGGCAGCATAGCGGTCTCCAAAACCGTTCGTTGGGGTTCGAGTCCCTAGGGGAGTGCCAGTTTAAGGATACATACAGCAATGTCTAACGACACGTTGGTTCGATTCCAACATTATCCGCTTTGGATGATTCGCTCAATGGTAGAGCAATGGGCTTCATGCCCATCGAAACTGTATCCTGTTTTATTATGTAGGGGTTCCAGAGAGGCTTAATGGCACTGATTGCAAACCAGTTGATTCGTGGGTTCAAATCCCACTCCCTACTCCATTTATGCGTGGTTAGTTTAATGGTAGAACCAGACGTTGCCAACGTTTAAGCAGGAGTTCGATTCTCCTACCCCGCACCAAGTTAGTTGTAAATATTGTTATGTATTTTGTTAAATTAAAAGAACAATTTTTTCTAACACTAGATGCAAATATTGCAAAAGAAGAATTTGCAAATTTTGGATCTGTAATCGGCAATGAATTTAAAGGTATACAATATAATAGAATACCGCAGTATTGTACTGATACTATGTTAGAAGTCGTTCCGGAAAATTATAGAAAACATTTTACATCGGGCATTATGAAAATTAATGTACCGTATGCAAGACCACACACTGATAGCGGAGTAACCGCAGTATTAAATTTTTATGTACAGACTGCTGATGCTGTGACAGTATTTTATAATCAGCTTACTGAAGATTCGGTTTTAACAAAGATAAAAAATCAAACTAACGGAAGTGTCTTTAAATTAAAAGATCTAGTTCCTGCTGCAAATTTTAAAGCATTGCCGGGAGACGTTTGGTTACTGGATGTAACGAAGCCGCATTCTGTTATTGCTGCATCCGCAGTTGATAGAGTAGCATTCTGTTTACACACTAACAGTTTATCTTTCGAAGAAGTCAAAAAAATATTTGAATGCCCGGGTGGTGGAATGGTAGACACACTTTACTGAGGTAAGGAAAAACACTAGGATGTGAGAGTTCGAATCTCTCCTCGGGAACCATGTATGCCTTCGTACGCTAATTGGGAGTGCGGCTTGCCTTAGAAGCAGGTGGTTGGGGGTTCGAATCCGCCCGAAGGTACCATTTTTGTTATCCCGTTTGATCCCAAAGTGTTCGCATAATGGGTAGGGTATCGAGCAGTGCGGCGATATAGTTGCCATTGCGTCGTGAGGTTGTGGAACAATAAACTGATAAAATCCACAATATAACAAATCTGTTTATGCCCCGTTACGCTAATTGGTAGTGCGGATTCTCTCAAAAGGAGTTGGCTGTCTGTTCGAATCAGACACGGGGTACCAATTACAGTTCCTTATTTCAGAGGTAGAATATCACATTGACATTGTGAAGGTCACTGGTTCGATCCCAGTAGGAACTACCAATTATATAATTAAAGGTTTGAAAAGCTCAACTATTTCTTCCCAAGTAGAAAATTTTGCAGTTGCCCGAATGCTTAGACACCAGCGAATATTTGCAATGTCCCGATTAGCAACATTATGAGGTATATTAGTTCTAACTAAACAAGGCCCTTCAATTCTAGCAGATTCAATGCAGACAACATCGGCTCGATCAAAATGAATATATGGTGTGCCGCCGCTTGACATTTTAATATTATTTTGTTTACCGGGCAACGGGGAATACCAAAACATTTCTGAATTAGCAGACCCCCATACTATATTGATACCCCATACACAATGAGTAACTCCGTTAATAGTATCAATATGAATGTCTAGATTGCTGTTAGCATTACCTCTAAAAAAAATACATTCTGAAAGAATATCTATTCCGAAATTTTTAAAAAATTCAATAGACTCATCTGTAAGAAATTCTTTATGGTCAACTAACTTCATAGCCCAATTGTGCTCTGATTTAGAATAAACCAAATCAATATAATGTTGCATGTCTATATTATCTTTTAATATTTTGACAGGAATATTTAATTTGTAATGGTTTTGCATTACGTATTTATTGCCCTAGTAGCTCAGTGGTAGAGCACCGTCTTGATAAGGCGGGTGTCCGTGGATCGTTCCCACGCTAGGGTACCAAAAAAAAAATAAAAAAGACTTGACAGAGTCTTAAATAGACTGTATAATAAACACATACGCTAGCAACTGTTAGCACTGTTCTTTAAAAAGTTAAGTTGGTATTTGCCCCGGTGGTGTAATGGTAGCCACGCTGGTCTTAGAAGCCAGTGGAGAAATCCGTGTCGGTTCGAGTCCGACCTGGGGCACCATATACAAACATACTATAGGTTGGGTTAGATTCGCGGTCTAACTATTTGGGTCTGTAGTGTAGCCCTCCAAAACTACACGCGACTAAGATACATAGTGTGTTTCTATATGGTGAATGCGAGAGTGGAGAAATGGTATACTCAGGAGACTTAAAATCTCCCGTCGAAAGGCATGCGGGTTCGAGTCCCGCCTCTCGTACCAAACAATTACCTGGCGTTCGTTCAATGGATAGGACAGCATTCTTCTAAAGTGCGAATAGAGGTTCGATTCCTCTACGCCGGACCAAGTTTTTTATTAAGGATCAAAATGAGAGCAAGAACATCTGCAACTTTTAAGTTGAGTAAGCGAACAAAAACAATGTTAGCATTGATGAAGTTTAAAAATAATCAAGACCGTCATGGTTTTAAAAATGCAATGATTGATGCACAAGTGGCAGCAAGCATTGTTCCAAAATCAGAAAAGCGTGATCGTAACGCACCTCGCCCACAAGGCACTAGTTACGTGACCAATGACACTGGTACTGCAAGTACTAGCGTTTGAGTAAAAAATATTCCGCAGTAGCTCAGTCGGTAGAGTAGAAGACTGTTAATCTTTTGGTCCGTGGTTCGAGCCCACGCTGTGGAGCCAAGTTAAATGGTGCGGTCCTATAATGGTATTAGAGCGGATTGCTAATCCGTCGATCGGTGAAAGCCGGTTTCTGAGTTCGAGTCTCAGTCGCACCGCCAAGTTTTTTAGGATCAGTTCAGCAAACATAATAAAAATTTCATTTATACTGAAACATAAAAAGTTGATCCTGTTATTTTATGCCCCTGTAGTTTAATGGTAGAACAGCGGATTTATATCCCGTATGCAACAGATAATTGGTTAGTGTGGGTTCGACTCCCGCCGGGGGTACCAAGTTTTGAGATAGACGATGAGATGAGTCCCTTGTATTCTAGTGCCCTATTCTTGAGCATGACACACCAGTAGAATTGTACAAGGTCTGCATAAACTCTCTCATTCGAGACAACCCAGCGAGTCCTTAAGAAAGATAGTTGGTCTCTCAAAAACCTATTTAGGTTAATTACAGCAATAAAAAATGGCTGTCTGCTAGGACTTTAAACTAGTATTAACCTGTTGAAAACCCGGTTTACTGTTTTACGTTATTAAAACAGCGTCCCTGAAACGATAGAACAGGGGGTACACTAGGACCTGACCTTACAGTCTTCTGTTCGGAGATACTGAAAACTGCCTAGGGGCGGGAACAAAACCCGTCCAGATGGAAAAATTAGTGGACAGAGTAACCGCTCAGTTTGGGGCTCATGTGGTGTGAGTGGCTAGACACTTTATTGAAATGCATTAGGTATCGTATCAAGTAGTGTAACTACTTTGCCAGCGGTGTTAGTGTGTTTCAATAAATAGATTTAATGCGGGGTTAGTTTAGTGGTAAAACGAGATCCTTCCAAGTTCAAGTCGCGAGTTCGATTCTCGCACCCCGCTCCAAGTTTTTTGCGTCCTTAACTCAGTTGGTAGAGTTCTGCCTTTACACGGCAGCTGTCGGCGGTTCGAGCCCGTCAGGACGTACCAAGATAATCGGTGTGTAGCTCAGCTTGGTAGAGCTCTGCGTTTGGGACGCAGTGGTCGCATGTTCGAATCGTGTCACACCGACCAATAAACTCTCCCTTACATACGGAGTACAATGAGATAAGTAGTATGTAAACGAATTTAGACCGGACCTGTATCCATACTCCGGTTCCGCTGAAGCGAAAACAGGATGGGCTGCTCTCACGGGGTTTGATGGTTTCCCGACACAACAATAATCATCAACAAGAATTACGCGGGTAGGGTGGTCACCACACCGGTCTCATAAGCCAGGTGCATCGGAGGTTCGAATCCTTCACCCGCATCCATATTTGGGCTGATAGTGATAATGGGAGCACAGTGGCTTTGCAAGCCTCGGGTGGGAGTTCGATCCTCCCTCGGTCCACCAACAAAGGAATGTTATATGAGTACAAAAGATACACTTGATAAAGCATATGGCAATATTCCCAAAGAGCCGGTATCATTTATACAATTTGATTTACCGACATTTAGAGGAATTAAGTATTACTGGCTGCGGCTAGTAAGACTTTTTACTCGTTAAGTTTTGACCTTTAGGTTCTTTTCAGCAATTAAAAATAATCTTTCTGTAAAAAAGAGGGGCTGGGTTCGAATCCCGGGCGTGAGTTGGTCTTCACGTTGGTGTAGTGGTAGCACGTAAAAAGAGAACCTGTTTAACTTTAACTTTAACTTCAAGGAAACACATGGCACGTTTAACGTCACAAGCAGCGGTAGAGATGGTAGGTAATCGTTTTGATCTAGTATTGATTGCATCAATTCGTGCTAGAGAATTAAAGCGTGGGCATATGCCTATGGTTACCTGTAATAACGGATTCAACGTCACTGCACTTCGAGAAATTGAAGCAGGTAAAGTGGGACGTGATTATTTGGAAAAGCTTCGCAAGCCTCCTAAAAAGAGTGAACACTATTAAAGATCATGCAGCCAATCTATCTTAATAAAGAAGTCGATAAGACCGGCGTTGAGCTAGAAATTTTACACGTTGAACAAATAGCCAATAGTCCAGTCTATACATTTTTTATCAGACACATGGCCGAATTGATAGATTCCGGGTTCGCAATGGCACGAACTAGTTGGAATGACAATGATTGTGGAGCCATTTATGCAGAAGAGAATGGTGTTATAGTAGGGGCCATAATCTACAGTAGAGCATACCTACACAAAAATTGCCTGTGGATCGAACTTAGTGCAGTACGTAGTGATTGCCGGAAACGCGGCATTTATTCAGTGTTACATAATTATTTTGAAATGCTTGCAAAAAAAATGAACTGCGATTCTATTTCTAGTAAAGTACATAAAAACAATGTAATTCGATTATCTTCAGCAGAAAAAGTTGGCATGAATATTGCTTTCTACCAAATGGTTAAAATGATCTAATAAATATTAAACAATATGCGTGAATACTTGCATTAATTAATATGAAAATAGATCAATACTTAAAACCAAAAAATATACCGGGATGGCTAGAGAAAGTATTAGCTTCTCAGCAACGAACAGAGTATAATAAAATACCAACTTATCCAGAAGTTGAAACTATCAGAGAGTTTTACACTGCACACACATGCAATACTTTTGTTGATCTAGGATGTTGGCTAGGAGTTTTATCAGCACAGGTTAAAAAAGCAGTAAATCCGAACAAGCACATACTGATCGATGCTGTGCCTACATACCTGTATCTTGCAAAAAGTCTATTGACAACAGAACAATTAGATGCTAATATAGATATAGTCGAAATGTCAATTATCGATCGTGAAGAATTTCCAAGTCATTTAACAGTAAATCTTGATGATACATTAAACACTTCTTCAATTAGAACAACCACCAAAGCTGATATAACAGTTAACATTCCAATTGCAAATCCAAAAACATGCAATGATGCCGCAGTTGAGATTTTTAATCTTGCACCGAATAGTACATATTTAAAAATGGATTTAGATGGAGTTGATTACTCATTTTTAAAATCTTTAATAAATCTCTCTATACTGCCCAGCGTTATTCATTTTGAAGCATGGCTAATGACTCCTTCAGAATTTAAAGAATGTATTAGTATTTTGGCTCAGTTTGAATCGCTCGGTTACAAAGTTCCTAATCCTCTCGAACTTCTTGGTGCAGATATTAGGGTAATCGTTATTTCAAGACAACAATTTAAAAACATCAAAGTAAGGTAAAAATGGCAAAATGTTATCAATTGGTCGGAGTGCCTGCCTCGGGCAAGAGCACTTGGATTAAAGAACAAGATTGGGCTTCTGACTGCGTAGTAGTGAGTACTGACGATTTTGTTGAAGCCTATGCTGTAGAACAAGGCAAGACCTACTCGGAAGTATTTGTAGAGTACATGCCGACGGCTGTAAATCTAATGGCTGACAAAGTTGTACAAGCACGTGAAGCTGGCAAGGACATTATATGGGATCAAACCAGTACTACTCTAGTAAGCCGTATTCGTAAGTTTAATATGTTGCCTGACTACGAGCATATTGCTGTGGTGTTTAAGACACCGGAACATAAAGAACTGTTTAGACGGTTATGGAGTCGCCCAGGCAAAGACATTCCAGAGCATGTTATCGCCAGCATGATTGCCAGTTGGGAAGAGCCTACTGTAGAGGAAGGCTTTAAGGAAGTTTGGTTCGCCCAATAATTACTGCCCTGCTTGACAGGGCTTTCTTTTGACTGTATAATATGTACTTACTACACTTAAGGAAACATCATGGCAGGCAAAGCAAAATCAATCTATCTCACAATATTGCCTAAGGGCAAGCATATGAGCGTATTCAAGAAGGTGTTCTTTGAAGCTAAATCCTACAATGAATATGTTAAGACTGAAGAATTTAAGGCTGCATGGCCTGCTGAACTATATGATATTATAAAAGAGACGTATTGATGAAAATATGGATAACTAGCGACCTACATTTTGGACATAAGAACATTATGAAGTTCTGTCCACAGACAAGAGCACGATTTAGAGACGATGTTGCGTATATGAATAATGCAATGGCGGAAGAATGGAATGCTAAGGTCGCTCCCGAGGATATGGTTTACATCTTAGGAGATGTAGCATTTATGTCAGGCAGTGATGCAGGCCGAATGATGCATCGCTTAAATGGTGATAAAATTTTAGTTGAAGGTAATCACGATCGCAAGACACTAATGGACGAAACGTTCCGTAGTGCATTTAAGGAAATACACAAGTATTTGGATATTACCTATGACGGCCACAAGTGCGTGATGTTTCATTATCCAATTGCCGAATGGGACCAAATGCACAGAGGTGCATTACACTTTCATGGTCACTTACATGGTGGTAAGAGTGGAATCGAACAGTATCGTGCGTTGGACGTAGGAATGGATTCAACCGGAGAAATTGTTATATCTATGGATCGTGCTGTACGTATGATCAAAGATAATGTGATTAAAGGACATCATACCGGTTGACAGTATGGTAAAACCATGCTATAATATAACTTATTAACAAGGAGAGTAGCATGGAAGAATTTACTATGGAATTAACTGGGATGGATTTGGTCCATAAGGCCCAAGTTTTCGCTATTGCTGCTCACAGTGCCGTGGGTCAAAAGCGTAAGTATACCGGAGAACCTTACTTTGTTCACCCTGCAGAAGTTGCAAGGATTGTGGCAGAGGTTCCTGGCAGTACTGCTGAAATGGTAGCGGCTGCTTGGTTACACGATACAGTAGAAGATACCGGAGTTACCGCCACTGACATCCATATGAATTTTGGTCCGGAGGTTGCGGCGTTAGTTGGTTGGTTAACTGACGTGTCAAAGCCAGAAGATGGCAATCGTGCTCATCGCAAGGCCATGGACCGTGCTCACACTGCTGAAGCACCTGCTGAAGCACAGACTGTTAAGTTGGCAGATTTGATCTCCAACAGTCGTAGCATCATGGCACACGATCCTGCTTTTGCTAGGACTTACTTAGAAGAAAAGCGTTTGATGTTAGAAGTAATGACTCGAGGTGATCGTGGGTTGCACGCCGAAGCCAGCCGGTTCGTAGGTGTATGATTGATTTAGACGTTAATAGTTTTTATCCGCATACTCCTATGAACTGGTTTACTAAACGCCCCCGTAGTTTAGAACTGCGGGTTCGAGAAGATCTTGCTCCTCAGAAATACACTGTGTATTTTTCGGGCGGTGATTGGTGGGAAGAAAAAGATAAGATGACAGAGTGGTGCTCGAAGCAGTTTGGACACAGAAACAATGGATATAACAATCCTCGTTGGAGTCCTGGACCTTTTGAGTATAGATTTAAAAATGAAAAGGACGCTACGTTCTTTATGTTAAAGTGGGGATGATATGAAATTCTTTTGGGGCGATGCGAAAGGGCTCAAGGCAGATGTCGAACGTCATCGTGCTCACGAAGCCGAACTGGATGCTAAGATAGCAGAGTTAGAAGGCAAGGAAGATCCCATGAGCATTGCCGCATTGCGAGTATATCGTCGCTTCCGTGCCCAACTGCTACAGAGCAAGGCCGATGTTGTAACAAAGATTGGACGAAAATAATGTATATCACAAATAAATTTAAATCAATCCGACTGCCCAATGAACCGGGCATGTTGGAATGGTTGAAAGAAACATACCCTAATTCAGGATACTATATTGTGGAGACAGTATGAAAGATGAAGGCCATTTACCTGTTGCAGAACAGAGCTTGATATTTCGTTTACGTAAACGAGCAGAGATCCGCAGACAGATTCAAGGACGTAAAAGCGTAGAAGAAGGCAAGCCGGATCGTATTGCGGATCTCTTAGAAGAAGCCGCCAACGAAATTGAACGGCTAAATTCGGAGCAAATATAATGCAAATATCAAGAGCAGAACAAAGTGTTATAAAGTACAATCAAGAACAATATCGTCTGGATCAGACTCGCTTGGAAAAACAACGAACTGAAGATTACGCAAAAAAAATTGAAGAACGTAGGCTTGATCAAATCATAGCAGAACGAGTAGCAAGAAATCTTCGTTTAGATTTGGACAAGGGCAGAAATATAGATATCGAATGTTAGGAGGCAATCATGCCATGGATTGAAAATGTAGCCGCAGATGATATTCCGAAGAGATTTCATCACGAGGCAGGTGAGAACAGTATGCTGATCAGCATTGTTGATCCAGCAAGCTGGCGACCTACTCCTGCACACAAGTTCAAAGAAATTCACAATTTTGAATTTTTGGACGTCGAAGAAAAGGATGAGGTGCTGGAAGAAGCTATGAAGTGTAGTCATGAGCAGGCCGCAGAGCTTGTTCGATTACTGCAACATGCACTGGAAAATAAGATGAACGTGGTTGTTCATTGCTATGCAGGTGTTTGCCGTAGTGGTGCTGTGTGTGAACTCGGAGTCATGATGGGCTTTGAAGACACTGGCCGCTTCCGTAGTCCTAACTTACTAGTTAAGCATCGCATGATGAAGTCATTAGGCTGGACATATGATGCAGATGAAAAGCCAAACATTGATGATTGGCGAACTTTTAGAAGTGTAGACTAATGAAAGATCAGCAACACACATCCTCAAAGTTTCACACACAGAATATAGTGTCGTATCCTTATGCAGAATACGGCATTAAGGGAGTCGGTAAGAATCGACTCCCTATTTTGTCAATGGACAAATATATTGATCACAGTCAAGACCAAAAACTTCATATCGAATGTTGCAAAGGTCTTGCATTAAACGAAGAATATAAAATGGGGATGACCTACGGAGCATTACCCCCAGAAGAAGTTGCCAGGTTTGGTGGACACGATTGTTGGAGTGAGATGCTTCAGCAACTGCATAAGTACGATCCAACAGGAGTGCATCGAGAAGCTCTTAAAGAAGTTATTGATCGAAGTCCCGGAAAAGAAATGCAGGCAATGTACAAATATGCTTATTTTGCCATGGGTGCAGTTATTCCGTGGTTCTTTGCATTGTACTTAAAGAAAAATGATTTTGGAAAGAAAACAGAGGACTTTGGGCAATGGACCGAAGCTGCAAAATTGTTTCCTAATGTAGTTGAGTACATTAACCAACTGCCGTTTAAGACAATTGGTCGAGTTTTATTTTTTACAACTTACCCAAATGCCGGAGTAGTAACACATCGAGACAGTGTTATGGCTGAACACAGTGATCACAATATCAATTTATTTTTTGCAAGTGGAAGTCGCCCTAGTTTTATTTGGGACGAAAAGGCTAAGAAAAAGATTTATCTAGATAGTGACGCTCGTAGCTACTTCTTTAATAACCGCGACTACCACGGAGTTGACCCAGAACCAGTATTTCGATATACTTTAAGAGTTGACGGAACGTTTACTGACGAGCTATGTGAACAATTAGGATTGGAAGACGGCCGCACTTGGAAGTGGAGTTACGAAACTCCTGATTAGAGTTTACCGTGATCTGTTAGACCGAGTGTTTGATATGCCCACATTCTTTCGCTACATTGAAAACATTTTAAACATCTACCTGTTACTTGTTCAGTACAGGTATGCGTTAGATTTGCGAGTGCCTGAATTTCAAGTTGATCAACAAGATCAACTATGTGTGTCTTGTACAGCATCATAAAAGGCATCTCTATTCTAGGATTACTATTAGATATAGGCCTGTTAGGAAACTGCCATTTTGGATCTCCCCAAGGTTGTGGCGGATTTTGATTGATGCCTATAAACAATTTTTCTATTTCTGGATACTTTATTAGAACATGTCTAATGCCTGTTTGATTAATCTGGGTATGATGAATATCCGGTGACCCTACTTTGATAGGGTCAGGTAGTCGAATATTAAACAGTAGATTTATGTACTCAATGATACCGTCAATGTACGCATACGAGCCGTCGTGTTTGGCAATATAAAAAGGTTGGATGCTAGCAGTAGGACAATCTTTAAGCATTAGATAGAGCAATACTGCACTGTCTAG